CGGCAAGACCGGTAAGGCCGGCGCAATCATCCCCGAGCCCGTCAAGCCGTTCATGCGCGATAACCGCAAGTTTGGCTATCGCGCGTCGCTCAGCCCCGGCGGGATCATCCTCCCAGGGGCGAATGCGTGAGCAATGATGAAATTGACCCGCTCGAACCTGACGATGACGACGCCGAGCGCGCGGAGCCGGATCCCGGCTCTCCCGACAGCGCCGCTGACGCGCGACGTCTCAAGCAGCAGGCGCGCCGCGCCGAGCTTGACGACCGCGAGGCCGAAGATTGGTGGCGCGCGACGTTCGCTTCGCCGGTCGGTCGCCGCGAAATGTGGGGACTGCTCAAGTCGGCCGGCATCATGGACGCGCGATTCGGCGCGGGTCCGAATGGCTTTCCCGATCCACACGCGAGTTTCTTCCGCGCTGGCGTCAAGTCGGTTTCCGACCACTTCCTCGACCAATGGACGATCCGCGATTTTGAAGGCGTGCGCCTGATGCGGATTGAACACGATCCCCGCTTCCCGAAGCCGAAGCCTGAGAAGGGCAAACGCTGATGGCCGGCGAAGAACCCATCGTCAATCCCGACGCTCCGGCTCCCGCCGTCGAAGCGCCCGTCGCCGCCCCGGCTGTTGAACCGGTCGCCGCCGCGCCGGAAGCGCCGAAGCATCCCCACGAAATCCCGACGCTGCTTGAGACCTTCAAGGCTCCCGGCGCGGAGCCGGCCAAGGCCGCCGAGAAGGCCGCCGAGTCTCCCGCCGTCGAGACGAAGCCAGCGGACGCCAAACCCGCGGAGGTCAAGCCGGAAACGAAGGTCGAGGCCAAGCCCGACGCCGAGAAGCCCGCGACCGAGGAAAAGGCCGCCGAGGCCGAACCGGAAGCCCCGGTCGAATACAAGTTCGATTTCCCCGATCACGTCAAGCCGCAGGACGAGAAGGTCGCCGCCTTCACCGAGTTCGCGCGCGAGCACAAGCTGACGCCCGAGGCCGCGCAGAAGGCCGTCGGCTATTTCAACGAAGCCGCCACCGCGTTCGTGCAGGAGCAGGCGGCCAAGCAGGTGCAGGTCTGGAACGACACGCGCGCCGGCTGGCGCAAGGAAATCCTCGCCAGCCCCTTTGTCGGCGGCTCCGGCCATGACGCCGCAATGGGCGTCGCCGTTCGCGCGCGCGATCTCGCGACGTCGATTCTGGCCGGCGGCGCGGTCCCTGGGTCGCCAAAATACAACGCCCAAGCCGAGCGCGTTGAGAATTTCGTGCGCATCACCGGGGCCGGAGATCACCCGGTTTTTGTTGAAATACTCCATGCGCTCGGCGGCGTTCTCGACGAGCCCAGGCAACCGAACGTCCCTCCGCAGCCGACCAAGAACAACGGCAAGCGGCCATCCAATTCCCTCTACGCCTCGAAATGATGAATAGGAGCGCTTGAAATGGCGACCGGACAATTCCCAACAATCGTTGACGTCGCCTCCCGCATGGACGTGCAGGGGAACATCCCGCGCGTCGCCGAGATGATGAGCCAGAAGCTCGCCATCTACAAAAATTTCCCGTTCGTGAAAGCGAACGAGCGCAGCGCCCATATGTTCACTTACCGCACGTCGATCCCGACTGGTTCGTGGCGCATGATCAACACCGGCACGCCGTCGAGCAAGAGCACGACCGCGCAGGACCGCGTGTCCATCGGCGAATTGACCGATTATTCGGTCGTCGACCGCACGCTCGCCGAGCGCACCGGCAACACCGAGAAGTTCCGGCGCTCCGAGGATGTCGCGTTCCTCGAAGGCATGGGCCAGACCATCGAGTTCACGATGCTCTACGGCAACACCGCCACCAACCCGGCGGCGTTTCAGGGCCTCTCGACCTTCTACAACTCGGTCAACACAGCCAACACGCAGAACGCGGCCAACGTGTTCGACGGCGGCGGTACTGGATCGTCCAACACGTCGCTCTGGTGGCTCGGCCTCGGGCCGGAGACCATCTTCTGCGTCTACCCGGAAGACTCCCACGCCGGCCTCGACTTCGAGGACAAGTCGGACGTCCGCGCCGCCTACGACTCGCTGGGCAACCAGTACGAGGCGTTCACCGGCTTCTTCCGCCAGCAGATCGGCCTTTGCCCGAAGGACTGGCGCTACGGCGGGCGCATCGCCAACATCGACGTCACCACGGCGGGCCTCGCCGGGCCGAACGCGCTCGACATCTTCGCGACCCTCGCCGAGATGCAGTTCTTCTTCCCATCGCTCACCAGCGACACGTCCGGCATCACCGAGACTGACGACCCCGAGGGCGACCCCGGCGTGCGCCATCGCATCTTCGTCAACCGCACGCTCGGCCACTGGATGCAGGTTCAGGCCATGCGCAACCGCAACGTGCTGATGAGCCCCGACCAGTACGCGGGCGTCGCCGTCATGAAGTGGCGGGATATCCCGATCGACATCTCGGACCAAATTCTCAACACCGAAAGCCGACTGACCTGATCGCGCAGGCGAAGGAGAAATCTCATGGAAATCGACGGCCTTCTTCAATTTGTGCCATTCGGCGCCCCCCTCTCCCTCGCCAACACGGCGGCGGGCGCGGGCGTCGCCTCGAACGTCATCGACCTCACCGGCGCCGGCGTCGGCGTGGCCCCCCCGAACATCATCGGCACGCGATCCGTGTTCGGAACGGACCTCGGCATCGGCCGGCAGAAGACGCAGTTGCTCTGCACCACCGGCACGGCGTTCACGACCGGCTCGTCCGCGACGCTGAATATCCAGTTTCAGGCGGCTGTCGATCAAGGCTCCGGCGGCAATTATCAGCCGGGAACGTGGATCACGCTGGTTGAGAGCGGCTACATGTCGGCGGCCAACCTCGGCGCGTCCAAGACGGTCGCCCGGTTCGACTACCCGCCGTCGTTCCCGTTCGGCACGCTGCCGCGCTATCTGCGGCTGTTGTTCCAGATTTTGACCGGCACGACGTTCACCGCCGGAACCATCGCCTTCGCCATGCCGACCACGGCTCGCGACGACGTGAACTTTGGCGCGAAGAACTTCGCCCTCGCGTAAGGAACGAGTTCATGGGTGAGCCGATCAAGCCGAACCGGGCCGAAAACCCGGTTCCTATTACCGAGACGCCGGAGTTCAAGCACGCGGTCGCCGAGGCCGCGCGCGTCGCCGCTGCCGAAGCCACGGCGGCGGCCATCGCGCACTTCGCGTCGTCCAGGAGCGACGCTGAGCCGACCGGCGACGCGCAGGACTTGCTGCGCGGGCTGGCGCTCGCCATCGCCGAAATGTCGCATCAGGGCGACAAGCGCGACAAGCCCGTCGATCCGAAGGTCATGGCCGAGAGGCGCATGGCGCAGGACCGTATGGATGCGCTGATCCGCGAAGCCGTCGCGCTGCCGAAGGGCGACCCGCGCCGGCCGAAGTGGAAATGCCGCTCCAAGGTTGTGCTGGCCGACCACATCATCGACCCATGGAAGCGCGATCCGGCGACCAAGAAGGCGGTTCCGGTCGAGTTCCGTTGGTGCCTTGAGCCGAATGACGCGATGATCCCGCTCAACGAGATGGCCGAGCGCATCTACGCCGAGTTCCGCGGCTCGCGCGGCAACAAATACGGCAAGGATGGATACGGAAAAAACGAGGTCCGTCGTGAGGCGTGGCTTACCGACGGCGGCCTGTTGATCGAAGGAGCGCCGCCCGCGCGCCGCGAAATCAGGTTCGACGAAACCGTAGCCAACGCGCTCGACATCGAGGCCGACCCGTTCGACCCGAACGCCACGCACGTCCGCGTGCTTGGCACGTCGCACCCGCCCGCGCGCCAATACAACGCCGATAACCCGGTCTGATCGAACATGGGCATCCCCGCCGTCCAGAACATTGACGCCGCAGGCCTCCCGAATGCGGGCGATCAGGCCAGCGTCGTTGTGTCCGGAGTGCTGTCGGCGGTCGGCCCCGGCGATGCGTTCGCGTTTCGCGGCCCGATGAACTGGTCAATCTGGGCTTCGATCGCCAACATAGCGTTCACCACGACGGCGGGCTCGGCGGCGGCCTCCGTGTCGAGCGGAACCGGCCTGGCGATTGGCGGCGCGATCAACTCCAAGAATATCCCCGCCGGCACGACTTGGAAGACCTTCGCCGGAACGTCCGGCACGCTGGCGCTGCCCGCGCTAGCGATCCAAGCGACGAACCTTTCGACCTACGCCGCGTTCGTCACGCTGCCCCCCGGATCGAACGTCGCGCAATTGCTCGGTGCGACCGTCACCGTGCCGTCGACCAACGAGCAAACGACGCTGCCGGCCAATACGACCGTGGTTGCTATCACCCAGCTTGACATCCCGGCGACTTCGACCTCGCCAGGCCAGCCGGGCGTCGTGCAACTTTCCGCCGCGCCGACGGCGGTTCCCCCCGATCCGAATCCGCGCTTCCTGCGGTTCGCGCTGGCCGCCAACGCCGTCTCGGCGGGTGTGGATGCGGCGGCTGTGTTCACCGGAGCCAGCGTCGTGTTCGTCGCGACCGTGCAGATCGAGCGCAGCTTTGACGGCGGCCTGACTTGGATCATTTGTAACCAGGGCGGCGGCGGCGCGCTGGCGCAATACACCGCCGGGACGCCAGTTTCGTTAGTGTTCGGCGAACCGGAAAAGAATGTGCTATATCGCCCGAACTGCATCGCCTACACGTCCGGCGTCATAAATTATCGTGTGAGCCAGACCGGCGGCGCGAACGAATCGCTGGCCATCGGCCCGCTATCAGGAGGCTGACAAATGGCTGCTCCCGTCACTTGGACCACCGGCGTTTTGACCGTCCCCGGCCAGATCGGATATTTCATGTTCGACAACGGCGGCCCGCAGGCTGTCCGCATAAAATATTCCGCCGGATCGTTCGTGGCGAACGGAGCCTCGACCGTCACCATCGCCGACGTCAACGTCACCGCGACGTCGGACATCAACATCACGCTGAAAACCGTCGGCGGCACGGTCGGCGCGGTTCCGGCGATCACGACGATTACGCCCGGCACCGGCTTCACCATCGTAGCCACGGCGAGCGATACGAGCACTTACAACTATTCGATCACGGGCTGAGGAGGCCAGAATGAAGAACTTGCTCAAAGGTTTCGTCATCGGCCTCGCTCTGCTGGGCTTCGCCAACGCTGTCTCGGCGCAGGTCGTTTCGCCGCTTGTGCCGTCCATGCACCAGAACGACACCGTGCAGGTCAACCCCTACGGGGCGCCGTCCGCGCAGAGCCAATTCGCGCCCCCTGGCGCGATTGCGGGCGTCGATCAATATTCCTATCAGGTGCCGCTGACGGCGTTTTCGATCACGGTCCCGGTCTACGTTGCGGAACTCTATCTGAACCCGGCCGGCACGCTCGCGACCGGCACGCTGACTCTGATGGCGGCCCCTTCGGACGGCCAGCGGTTCTGCCTGGAGGACTCGCAGACGCAGACCGCGATCACGATCTCGGCCAACACCGGGCAGACGCTTACGTCCGGGACCTATGGCTTGGCGACGCCGACCGCGCTGGTCGCGAACACGCGCTATTGCTGGCGCTATTTCGGTTCGCAGGCGGCCTGGGTCCGCACGCTGTAATGCCCGCCGTCAGCGAAGCGCAGCGGCGGCTCATGTTCGCCGCCGCGGCAAAAAAGGGGGGCGCGGGCGGCGTCCCTCAAAGCGTCGGCAAAGAGTTCGCGAACGCCGACCCCGGCGGCAAGCTGCCGGAGAAGAAAAAGAGCAAGTCGCTCTACCGCGAGAAATCCTGATGGCGTCCCTCACGGTCGCCGACGCCGCATCAAGGGCTGGACCGATGAGCGAAGCCAAGAAGCCGCCGAAACGCTGGAAGCCAAAGACGGCGCAGGCCCCAGCCGCGTACGAGGCCGCACAGGGCGATGAGAGCGAAAGCCGCGACACTGGCGCGCTCTCGCGTCCTTTCAGTTCAGTGAAGGCCGCCGCTGGCCGTCACAATCTCTATCGGCAAAGGTGAAGATCATGGCACGAGGTTCACTCTACGGCGGCGGCGAGCGCGAAGAAAAGAAGCCCGAAAAGCGCGAGGAAAAGAAGCCTGAGAAAAAGGCCGAGGGCGGCGAAGGCGAAATCGGCGAAATGAAGTCGATGCACGAGCGCCACATCGAGGCGACCAAGCACATGCACGAGCGTCACCGCACGGAGCATCGCGACATGCACGGCAACCACAAGGCCGAGCGTGACCAGATGCACTCGCGGCACGTCAAGGAAATGCAGGACATGCAGGCCGCGCAGCAGGCCGAGATGGCCGGCCCGCAGGAAGGTGCGCCTCCCGAAGGCGGCGCTCCCGGCGGCGCTCCGCCTCCCCCCGGAGGCGCGCCTGGCGCTCCCGGCGGCGCACCGGGGATGTGACGATGGGCAAACTCGTCGATATGGAGATGGACGACGAACGGCAGTTGGATCATCCCATGCCGTTCGATCTGCCGGAGCGCGCCCGTTATCCCTATGGGCTGCGCATTTGCCTGTGCGACGAGGAGCTGACGAAACTCGGCCTCGACGCCGATTGCGACGAGGGCGACTACCTCGACATTCGCGCGTTCGCCACCGTGATCTCTGTCCACAAAGAGAACGGAGCGAACCGCGTCGAGTTGCAGCTCGAGAAGATGTCGGTCGAGAATGAGAGCCACGAATCCCCCGACGACGAAAACGAGGAATCATGACATGCCGCACTTCCAGAACCAGCACGAGGACCGCTCGCCCAAGGGCGTGTTCCTGACCGACGAGCAGTTCAACAAGCTGGTGGAGCTTCTGACGCCCGGTCACGACCTCGCGAAGCTCTATATCGCGCAGATCGCCGCCATGCCGGTTGAGCCCCCGCCCCCGCCGAGCGACGCCGGAACCGAGTAATCAACCTACCTGTTTGGAGACGGCCATGCGATTTCCGCGCCTTTGGGTGTTCTTAGTCGCCCTAGTCGCGGCGTCGCCTGCTCTTGCTCAGTCGTCTCTTTTGCAAGCAGGCCCTGTCACGCCCGGCCATCAGCCGATGTATTCCGGCTCCGGCTCTAGTCAGCCCCTTGTGCAGGACGGCGGCGGTTCCGGCGGCGGCGGTCTCAAGGCGAACCCCGGCGAGATTGGGATAACCTCGCGCAGTCCGACCAATACCTATCCTTCCGCTAATTCCGGCCACGGCCCCAACGGCGAACACGCCTGCCTGTATGACGCCCCTACCAACAATGCGACGGGCTACCACTATTTCTGTATGGACCCAAACGCGGCCGGCGGCGGCCTCATGTCCTATGGAAAGGGCGGCCTCGCGACGGCGCTCCCGTTTACGTTCATCCTCAACGGCGTCCCCTACAGCTTTCCGTTCACCGCCGGCTCCGGCGTGGTCGGGCCGAGCACAACTACGGTAGGCGACCTCGCTGTATGGAATAACACGAGTGGGACGCTTCTCGCGGACGGAGGCCCGCTCGTATTCTCGTCCATTCCCGGCAATCTTCCGTCCACGAAAATGCCCGCGCTGACCGGCGACGTCACGTCCACCGCAGGCACAGTGGCGACGACCATTGCGAGCGGCGCGGTCACGTCAGGCAAGATGGCCAGCGGCGCGGCGGCGGCGAACGTGGGGACGCTGACCGGAGACCTTGCTGGCTCAACTCTTCCGGCGACCACGATCTCGGCCGGCGCTGTGACGGGATCGAAGATTGCCGCCAACACAATTGGCGACGGCAATATCGCCGCCAATGCAATAGCCTACGACAGTCTGGCCCAATCCGCTGGAAACACAGTGGTCGGCAACGCCTCCGGCGTGACGGCGAACAAGGCCGACGTGTCGGTGCCCTCGTGCTCGTCATCTTCCCAGTTACTTCAATGGGTCACAAACGTTGGGTTTCAGTGCGCGAGCATCCCAAACGGCTTTATCACGCCCTGGGCGATCACCGGCGGACTTCCTTCGGGCATGTCGGGGACTAGCACCACCGCCGTCATGACGATCTCCGCTCTCTCGGCGGCGGACCAAAGCAACACCGTTTATATCGGCTGGACCCTCTCGAAGTCGTGGACCGTGACCAACGGCAACGCGATCAACGGCTCGGCCGATGGAACGACGCTGACGGCGTCGGCGACGTATCACATGTACGACTGCCACGGCACATCAGGCGACGGCTCCTACGCCTCGCGCACCGCGCCGGGAACGTTCCTGCCGGCTAACTGCCCATCCGGTTATCAGGCCTACACGCGTCGGATATTCAGCTTCACGACGAGCGGAGCGGGCGCGCCGAATCCATACACCGCCGACGAGGTGGCGGGCGGCTCGGTACAGGCGTGGCTCACGACGCCGGTCCTCGACATCAATGGGTTGACGCCGACGACGACGCGGACGCTGTATGCATTAAGCACGCCGACCGGCGTTAAGAACACCTGGACGGGGCGATTCACGCCGCCCGGAGCGGCGTCGGGGGCGTGTAATCTAGTCTCCCCCGACGAACCGGACCTCGCGCCGTCGCCGACGACCAACGCGGGCGCCGACGTGTCGGCGGGCAGCGTAGAGCTAGCATTTCACATGCCGCTCACCGACGCATCCGCGCATCTCGGCGTCCGATGTGCGACTGCCGGATCGAGCATGAACTTGTCGACGGCGGGTTGGGTCGATTTCCGACGTAGCTGAGGTCAATTGCATTTGGGGATAGCGTGCCCAAGCCAAAGATAGCGGACGCCGCGGCGTTCATCTGACGACCGTTATCCGCGCCTATGGTGGTCACAATGGGAATCACTTCAAACGACGTAGCAAACCAGTCGCTTGCCTTGATTGGCGACAATTTGCCGCCCGTTTTAGGCCAGGCTCCGACGTTCGACTCGTCCGCCGCCGGGCAAGCTCTCTCACGCCTCTACCTGCCATGCTACCAGACCGTCGCCAAGCAGCACGGCTGGGATTTCGCGCGCAGTGTGTTCACGCTGGCGCTGACCGGCAACCCCCCGCCGTTGGGTTGGGCCTACGAATATGTCTATCCGGCCGCCGCCATCGAAGTGATGCAGGTGCAACCGCCCGCGCTCGCCGATCCGAATAACCCGCTGCCGCAGAATTGGTCTATCGGCAACACGACGGTCGCAAGCGTGCAGACCAAGGTGATCTGGTCGAGCCTCGCAGGAGCGCAGGCCATCGTGAACAACGCGCCGAGTGAGGCGACTTGGGATGTTGGGTTCCGGGAGGCGATGGTGCGCCTGCTGGCGTCCGAGGTCGCGATGGCGCTCTACGGGCGCCCTGACACGGCGGAATCTTACTTGAACTCCGGCGGCGCGTTTGAGACAATCGCCGAAGGTAGGATGGGATAATGCCTTCGTCGATTCAGACGCCTGCTGATCTCGTGAACATGAGCCTCGCGCGCATCGGCTATAAAATGCCGATTGGCTCGCTCTATGACGGGTCAGAGGCCGCGCGGGTTAGTTTGCGCATTTACGCGCAGACCCGCGACGAACTCCTCCGCCAAGACGATTTCGATTTCGCCGAGCGATCGATCTCCATGACGCTGCTAAAACAAGCCCCGGACGGCGGCTATATCCCGCCCGCCGTGTGGTCGAACGCCTATCCCGCGCTGCCCTATCTGTTCGAATACGCCTATCCTGCGGATTGTCTCAAAGTGCGCGCGATTAAGCCGCAAGCGATCTTTGTCATGGACTTTGATCCGCAGCCGGTCGTTTACACCACGGCGAACGACAATACCTACAATCCTGTGCAGCAGGTAATCCTGTGCAATGTGCCGAACGCGATTATGGTCTATACGGCGCAAGTGACCGATCTGACGGCATGGGATGTCGACACCGTGGAATCGTTCGCGGCGGCGCTAGGGCGGCGGCTCGCGCCGGTGCTGGTGGGTCTCAAGGCGCTGCAACCGCTCGCCGCCGACGAGCAAGCCGCCTTCGGCGTCGCAGAGAAAGAGCAGGGGTAAGCCATGAACTTGCCCGCTGATGTAGCGAACCAGGCCCTTGACGCGATAGGTCTGGATTTCACAATAGGCGACTTGCAAGAAGGAACGAAGCCCGCGCAGGTGCTTTTGCGCGCCTACAGCCAATGCCTTCGTCAGTTGCTTCGCGCTGTACATTGGAATTTTGCTCGCAAGCAAACCCCACTCCTGCTTCTCGCCGACGCCTCCGGTCAGACGCCGGACACGCCCACGCAGGTCATAGCGCCGTGGACCTACGAATACGCCTATCCGAACGACTGCATGAAGGCGCGGTTCGTGCCGTGGTCGCCGACGGGCGGCAATAGCGTGGTCCCGCCCGGCAATATTACGCCGTCGAACCCAACATCTCCGCTTGTCGGCGGCCTCGGTAGCCCGGTCCCCGGCGCGCAGCTTCGTCCCGCGCGCTGGCTCGAAGCCACTGATACGAATTATCCCGCGCAGGCTGGCGCGCTGACGTGGGAAGTGCAGGGCGTGTCGCCGCAAGGCCGCAGCGTAATCCTGACGAACGTGCCGTGCGCATCTATCGTCTATACCGCGCTGATGAATTATCCCTCGAATTGGGATGCGCAGTTTCGCGCGGCGTTCGTCGCCTATCTCGCTTCGGAGATCGCCCTTCCGCTATGGTCGTGGAAGAACAATCCTAAGATGGGTATGGCGATGAGGCAGGACAACATGAAGATCGCGGCTGCGAAGATCATGGCGGCGCGCGTTACCGATGGAAATGAAGGGTGGCACAACAGCGATTTCGTTCCTGACTGGATGCGCTTTCGCAATGTCGGCGGCGGCTACATGGGCGGTTACAGTCAAGCTATCGGCGCGCTCGGCGACGGCGGCTATGGGATGCTCTACAGCGGCTGCGATGCGTGCTGTGGGGTAGGGAACACGAGTGCTTACTGATGGCTGTCGCAATAAGTAAAAACGCATTCACGACAGGAGAAATATCCCCGGCCATGATGGGCCGGCAGGACGTGGATCGCTATCACTCGGCGCTCTCGACGTGCCGCAATTTCTTTGTGTCTTACGTCGGCGGCATCAGCAGCCGCGCTGGAACGGCGTTCGTTGGATACTCGAAGCAGACGGGCCGCGGCTATCCGCCACGACTGATTGAGTTTCAGTTCTCGAATAATCAAGGCCTCGGGCTGGAATTTGGCAACTTTTACATGCGGGCCGTTTCGAATGGGGCATTCGTTACCGAAGTCCCTGTTGGCATATCCGCCATTTCGTTAGCCAATCCAGCGACCATTACCGTCAATAATGTTCTTGGCGTATCGACTGCGACGGCTTTGAATGCTGGTGTCGTCGTTTCCTACAACACAGGCGAAACGATCACGCTCGCGGGCGGAACCTATGTAACGCAGGCGGTGGTGAACGTGACCAATACGGCGGTCTCGTCCGCCTATCCTTCGACGCCCGGCCATGGATACGTCCCCGGCGATACCGTCGTTTTCGCTGGCGGCACGCACTCATCCGCTGCGGGCGGAGCCATCGCGGCGACGCAGGTTTCGGGAACGCCGACGGTAGTCGCGGCGGGATCGGGTGGGACGCCGGGGACTCAGATTGTCACCGGGACCACGGGAACAGGAACGCGATTTCAGCTTTCTGTAACGGTCAGCGGTGGTGGCGCTATTTCTTCCATCAATTCTGTGCTTGTGGCCGGCAGCTACACAACCAACCCAGCCTTGTTGACTGCCGAGCCTGTCACCGGAGGAGGGTTAACCGGAGCTACCGTCAGCATCCTAATGGGAGCCAATGCAATCAGTGTGACATCAGGCGGCGCATACACGGTGAACCCCGCCGCTGGGGCGCTGACGCAGGCCTCGACGAGCGGAAGTGGGACCGGGTTGGTTTGCTCCGGCGTTTTTGCGCCGAACACGGTTTACGTTTCTAACGCGGGACAATACTCGACGCTGCCGACCAATCCCGTGAGTCAGGCGTCGACTAGCGGTTCCGGCGTTGGCGCCAAGTTCAACCTAACATCGACGTCGGTTCCGCCGCCGTTGAACGCGGGAGATTGGATTTATATTTCTGGCGTTGGGGGAGCGACGCCGTTCAATGGAGAGACCTTCGTCATTAATTCTATCGTCTCGAATGTTTTGACGATCTACGACGTTTTCGGCAACCCCGTCGACGCCACGTCTTTCGCCGCTTATACTGGCGGCGGGACCGTCTCGCGCATTTACACGTTGGCGACGCCTTACGCCGAGACTGATCTTCCCTACTTGAAAATCGTTGAGTCTGCGGACGCCATGTCGATCTGCTGCGTGAACACAGCAACCGCGACGGAATACGTCCCTCAAGACCTGACGCGAAATTCGGACACGAATTGGTCGTTTTCTCCAACCGTTCCCGCGCCTTCTGTTCTGCCGCCCGCGACAACATCGGGGGTTTACACGGCTGCGGGGAGCGTCAATTACGAATATGTCGTCACGTCGATCAATCCAGCCGACGGAACAGAGAGCATCGCGTCGCCGATAGCAAAAATCTCGAATGCGGTAGACGTCGCTTCGACGGCTGGGTCGATTACGGTTTCTTGGACTCCGGTTGCGGGCGTGCAAGAATATTATGTCTACAAGGCGCTGCCGGGGTACGGAGCCCCCGTCCAGTCTGGCGCACAATTTGGGTATGCGGGTTTCACTTACGGAAATTCTTTTGTTGATAGCAACATCACGGCGGACTTCTCGCAATCCCCCCCGACGCACGCGAACCCATTCGCGCGCGGCGTCATCACTGGCGCGACGGCGGTTTCCACCGGGACCGGATATACGACAGCGACGTTAAGTATTACGTCGGCGACAGGGACAGGAGGCAATCTCAGCGCGATCATATCCAACGGCGGCGTGACCGGGGCCATCGTTCAGGACGAAGGCATGAATTATAACGCCGGCGACACGATCAGCGTCACCGGAGACGGAACAGGAGCCGCGCTGACGCTTCAAGTAGGACCGCAGTCCGGCACATACCCATCTTTGCCTGCCTATTTCCAAGAGCGGCGCGGCTACGCAAATACGTTGAACAACCCTGACACTTATTTCTTTTCGCAGCCGGGTGCGTTCACTAATTTTGATGTGCGCAATCCGACCATCGCCTCGGACGCCGTCACTGGTTCTCCGTGGGCAGTGCAAGTCAATGGCGTGCAATGGATGATCCAGACTTCGGGCGGCCTGCTCGTGATGACCGGGTTGCGCGCCTGGATGCTGGTTGGCTCTGGCTCGTTTGCGACGAATGTGCAGCCGATCTCTCCCTCGAACCAGAACGACGTGCCGCAGGCGTTCACCGGCTCGTCGCCACTGATTCAGCCTCTTCTCATCAATTTCGATGTGCTCTATGTCGATCCGAACAACGTCTATTATTACGATTTGCCATATCAGCTATACGCGCTGTCGGAGCCGATAGACCTGACCGACGTGTCCGCCCACTTGTTTTCGGGGTACAGCGTCGTCGCAAACGCCTATTGCGAGAAGCCTTACCGGCTTATCTGGTCTGCGCGGAGCGATGGCGCCTTATTGTCGCTCACCTATTACAAGACGCAGAAGGTGCAGGGCTGGGCGCGGCACGACACGCAGGGTCAGTTCGTCGGCTGTTGCTCGGTGCTCGAACCGCCGGTCAACGCGGCCTATTTCGCGACCAAGCGCACGATCGCCGCGAACACAGCCTACATGATCGAGCGCATGGACAATCGCATCTGGTCAACGGCTGAATCGGTCTGGGCTGTCGATTGCGGCCTCTCCTATCCGCAACCGGAGCCGGCTGCGACACTGACCGTTAGCTCGCCGATGGGGCTCGGGAGCTTGACTGGCGCAACGCGGATCGTCGGCGGCTCCGGCTATTCGGCGGCCACAACCGGGACGGTGGTGGATCAGTTTGAGGGGCCAGGCGCGGGAGCCGTTCCTGTGCTGACGTTCGCCGGGGGGGCGCTTACGGGCGTTTCGTTCCCGGTCAGCCAAGGCGCGGCCTATACGCAACCGTTGCTCATTATCAATGATCCCGCCGGCAGCGCGGGCGGCTCCGGCGCGAGCGCACGGCTGATTCTGAACAACGCCACGACGCTGAATGCGTCAGCCCCTGTATTCTCGAACGCCGACATTGGGTCCGTCGTTCGCGCGGCCGGCGGTATCGCGGTCATCACAGCCTTTCAGTCCTCGACACAGGTTATCGCGAACGTCCTCGTCCCATTCGTCGATGTGACATCCGCGTCCGGCGGCCCGCTCGCGCCGATACTTTCCGGCCAGTGGACCAAGACGACGCCGACATCGACCGTCAGTGGGATGCGGCACTTGGTGGGCGCAACCGTGACGGGGCTCGCCGACGGCAACGTGATTCCGCCTACGGTGGTTAGCGCGGTAGGTACAATCACGCTGGCGACGCCGGCCTCCGCCATCGTGGTGGGCCTCGGTTTCCAGGCGCAGGCGCAGGACGTGCCTGTCGACACCGGCGCTCCGACGGTGCAGGGCCAGCGCAAGAAATTGACCGCGACGACGTTGCGGCTCGACGCCTCGCGCGGCGTGAAGGTCGGCTCGAACCAGCGCGACGGATCGTCGTTGAGCCCGCCGCAGATCGCCGTGCCGTGGAAGGACATGAACCCATTGCCAGATAGCGGGCCAGGAACGCCGAATTTCCCGCCGGTTCCCTACAACGCGCTTTGCACGCCGTTGCGCACAGGCGACGTGCGGACGGCGCTCGCGGGCGGCACGGTCACGCCAGGACAGCTTGCGATTCAGCAGGACAACCCTCTGCCTGCGAACGTGGTGGCGATTTACAGTGAACTCTTGAGCGGCGACACGCCGCAAATGCAAGCTCCGCAGAAGCGCGGCGGAGGCGGCCAATGACCCCGCGCTTCGAGATCGTGGAGGCCAAGCGGTTTCATTGCGGGCAGATGGCGCGCGTGATGCGCCGAGACTATCTCGCGGCGCTGCTGACCGCCGCCGCGAAGCCGCACCACGAATTGATCGACTGCTTTGAGCAATCCGCTTTTCGCAAGGCGTGGCTGATCGACGGCAAAGTGGCGGCGGTCGGCGGCGTGACCGGCACGCTGATGAACGGTGAGGGCATGGTCTGGCTGGCGCTGTCCGAGGAAGCGACCCGCCATCCCAAAGCTGTGATCGTCGAAGCGCGCCGCCAGATTGCCGGACTGATGCGAACCCGGCGCGAACTGCGCGCGTCGATCTTCGAGGGCGACGAGGCGTCGCTGCGGCTGGCGATCTTTCTCGGCTTTCAAGCTATCGGCTGTCTTTGGGAAGGCCCGGCGGAAACCCGCGAGGGTCGGCAATTGCTCGCGCGCGAAATCGCGGGTAATGCTGATTTGAGAATTACAGTAGGGACCAGCTTCATGATCCCGATGGCCTATCGATCGGAGGCGGACTGAATGGCGATCCTCGCTGCCGCCGCCCCGGTTCTGGGCTTGATCGGAACCGCCGTCTCGGCCGGCGGCTCGGTGCTGGGCGGTATCGCGGCAGGCAACGCCGCGTCCTACCAGGCGCAGGTGGCGCAGAACAACGCGCAGATCGCCAAGCAGAACGCCACCTACGCGCTGCAAGCCGGGCAGGCGAAGCAGGAGCAGGCCGGACTGAAAGCCGCCGAGGAGGGCGGCATGGTCAAGACGGCGCTCGCCGCGAACAACGTGGACGTGAATACCGGCTCGGCGAAAGATGTCGAATCCGGGACGCGCGAGAAGGGCCAGTTGGACCAGGAGACCATAGCGAACAACGCCGAGCTGCAGGCCTATGGCTATCAGACCCAGGCGACCGGCTTCGAGGCGCAGGCCGGGCTCGACCAGGCGACAGCGGCCGAAGCTCCCATCGGGGCGGCGATAGGCGCTACCGGAAGCATGTTGTCCGGCGCGTCAGCCATCGGCTTCAAGGGGCTGAACTGGACTGGCGCGGCGGCCCCGGCGGCGAACGGCGCTATTGGCTCTGATTATGTCGCGAGTGGCGGGGTTGGTATCTGATGGCCCAAGTCCCTTACGCCGGAGGCGCGGACGACGTTCAGCCGGATGCCCGTCCGCCCGACGACTACCAGCACATCGAGGCCAATCCGTCATCCTTCGGTGGAGCGATTGCGCAGGGCGCGGAAAAGGCTGGCGCTGGCGCGGTCGATCTCAGCAAGTTTTGGGGCCACGTCCAAGCGGACGACGCCTCGAACAATGCGCAGAAGGAAGCATCGGACTTCGCCGAGCATATTCGCTCGTTGCAGGGACAGGACGCCCTTGACGCGCAGAAGAGCGCGAACACGACGCTTGACAGCATTTACGCGAAATATCGCAACCAACTCGGGACTCCCGATCAGCAGCATTTTTTTGACAACCAGAACCGCCCGTTCTTTGACCGATACATTCGCGGGCAGTTGAACACGACGTTTATTGATGCAGGGCGGCAGTTCGCGACTAAGACAGCAGACGCCGGAATCGAAGTCGCGCACTCGATGGCGGCCACGGCGGGGTCTGACGGAAATTGGGCGACAGTCGAAGTTTCCTATCACAAGGCGCTGTCGGGCGAGATCAAGAAGCTGCAAAGCGCCGGTATGGAGGCCGACCCCGACTCAATCGCGGCAGCGAAGGATAAAGCGGCTCTCGTCTACAAATCCGGCCTTGAAGGAATGGCGACGAAAGACCCTGACGGGGCGTTCGCCAAGCTGGATGACCCGAAACTGAAAACCGCACTTGGCTCGAACTATGACGCCACAGCAAAGAGCGTGCGCGATAGTGTCGCCCGCTCCTATATCTCGAAGGCCGACACAATTGAGGTCAACGACCCGACGAAGGCGGAAGCGTTTGTGCGCGCCAACGAGGCGAAATTCGGCGTCGCGTTTGGCGCGGCGCTCGACAAGGCGCACCAGGCGGCGGACCGCGCTGTCGGCAAAGGCGGCGGCAATGCTTCTTGGGACGCGGCGGGGAGCGGCCCGCCCAAGACGACGCCGGTTTCCTCGAACGCCCAAGTCTACGGCGACAGCCTCGGCGAAGGCGTAAAAACAGCCTACGGGCTGTCGGGTGACACAAAAGTCGGGCGCACGCCGCAGCAGGTTTACGATGTCTTGCACGCGCTCCCTGACGGCTCCCTTGCTGGGAAGCCGGTTGTCATCTCCACAGGGCTGTCAAACAGCCCAAAGGACGTCGGTTACGCTTTCTCTCAAATCAGCGAGGCGATCAAGAAGGGCGCGAAACCGTCAGACATCACGGTGATGGGCGTTGGTGATCGGGCTGATTTTGCCGGGCTGAACGACAGGATCAAAAAATTTGCAAATGAAACCGGCGCGAAGTTTCAACCTGTCGACCCGTCGAAATTGTCGCCAGACCGTGTTCATCCGGCGAGCTACAGTGGGCTATTGGGCGACGTAGCCCCGGCAGCGGCAAGCGGCAAGAAGTATTCCGGCGATGATCTCTATCCCGCTTTCCACGGCCAAGAATCCGGCGGCGGCAAGAACACGACGACGAGCGTCGATAATGCGCACGGCGACATGCAGATCATCCCCGACACATTCAATCGGTTCGCCAAGCCGGGGGAGACGATTGACAACCCCGAGGACAACAAGCGCGTCGGCCACCGCATCCTTGAATATTACTCGCAGAAATATAACGGCGACGCCGCACGAGTGGCGGTCGCTTATTTCTCCGGCGAGGGGAACGTCGCGCCGCCCGGCTCGGCGACGCCGTGGAAAGAGAACCGCCACGACGGGCAAGGCACATTCGTCTCGCAATATGTGAATGGCATCTTGGGGCGGCTGGGCGCGCCCGGCGTCGCCGCCACAACGCAGCCTCTTGGTCATGGCTCCCTGTCGGCGAGCGGGACGATGGCGCGGCCCGGCTGGGAGGACGCCGCGCCGTCGGCCGAGCCAGAATCCCTCGAAACGGTCAAGCCGACCGACGCCGCGCTCACTACATCTCCGCCTGCCGCGTTGACGCCTCCCGCGCCGCCGCAGACGCCCGAGGATGTGGTGAACGCGATCTACGACCGCCAGTCGGCGGCGATGCAACATTTGCAGGGCATGGGTCTGACGCCAGAGCAGATGATCGAGGGCGAGCGCCAGATCACACAACGCGCGGCGTTCGAGATCGCGGCGGCCGGCGAGCAGCAACGCGCCGTGGCCGCGCGCGAGAAAGAGGCGACAGACGACGTTCTCGGGACTGCGCGCAAGGAAAGTTACACGGCGGCCTATGCGAAATTGAACGCGCTAATGGCCGACCCGCGCCGGCCGCTATCGGAAAAGGCATTCGACACGTTGAGCGACGTTCTTGAGCGCCGATCCGGCAACCCTAACCCGATCAGCTACGGCTCGGAATACGCCGACGCGCTCAAGAACATCGTCGAGCCCAAGAGTGAGACTGATCGGATCAGCGATCCGCGCGACATCTTGAAGATGGAAGCCGACGGAAAGTTGACGGCCAAGGGCTCAGACCATTTGCTCGGCGTCCTCGACAAGACGAAGAAATCCACGAGCGAACTCGGGATGCAACAACGTGAGGCTGGCGTTCTAAGCTACGCGAAGGACTATCTCGATAAGAGCGTGAACGAGCCTTATTACCAGGTGAAAGACCCGGAAGGTAAGGGCATCTACGAATTGAAGTTCCTCAACATGTTCTATGGGCAGTTGGATGATTGGCGCAACGCTAACAAGAACATGGCGGACTTCCCGCTGTTTGATCAGAAAAAGCTGGACCAAATGCTCACGATATTGAGGCCCCGCGCGAAGATCAACGAATTTCAGATCGGCGCGGGCGGGCAGGAAGCGCCTGACGCGCCACTTCCTCCACCGCCTGCAAATGTCGCTCCGGCGGCGTGGCAGTCTTACGTCACAAAGCCGCCCAGCGTCGGCGGGAAACCGATCACGCACACACAATGGGCTAATGTGCTTAGTATTTTGTCGGAGAGCCCGACGAACGCGACGATGCAATATTTCGACAAACACTTCGGCCCGGCAGGCTTCTCGGCGGAGCGGACCGTGCGCGATCTGCGCGGGAGCCTTGTCGGCAAGCCTGAAAACGTGGGAAATGAGCCGCCGAAACAGGATGCGCTAGCCCCGGTGTTCAACACGACAATGGGGATTTCGCCGTAATGGCCGATGCCGATGGTCAAGTTGCCGATCCGTTTGCGGGCGTCTTAGGCGGCGGCGACCAGCCGCTGCGCTATCAGGCCGCGCCGCCGCCTGCCGATGACGAGAACGACCCGTTCGCGAAACTGCTGAATGGCCAGACCGTCGACCCGACAGGCTCATCAACGTCCGGCGCGTTCACGCGAGGCGCGGCGCGCGGCGCGCTCCCGGCGGCGGGCGGTCTCGCTGGCGCAGGAGCGGGCGCGGCCTACGGCGCGGCGGCGGGCGCTCTGGTCCCAGGCCTCGGCGAAACCGGCATTTCCGAATTGGTCGGCGGCGTTGCTGGCGGCTTGATCGGCGGGTTCGGCGGATCGTTCGCGGCTGAGAAGGCTCAGGATTACGGCCTGTCGAAGCTGCCGGATTCGTGGGTGGAGTCGATAGGCCAAGACGAGCGCCAGCAGCGCCTCGACCAAGAGCAGCACCCCTACGCGACATTTCTCGGCGGCATGGCTCCGTTCGCGCTGACGATGAAACCGGGCGGTTTTTCAGCGGCGGCGAAACTGCCGGAGAACTCGACCGCGCTCCAACGTCTAATGGTCAATCCGGCGACGCAGCGGCTATTCAGCGGCGCGTTGATGGGCGGCATGGAGTTGGGGCAAGAGGCGGCCGAGGGCGACGTCGATTGGAACAAGGTCGCGATCTCGACCGGCTTCGGTCTGGTGTTCAACAAGCCAAATCGCTTCGGAGAGGCCATAGAGGGCATCATTCCGCGCTTGCTCGGGCGAACTACCGCACATGACGTGATGGGGCTGAAACCCCAAGAACCGCCATTCGAGGAACAAGGTCAGCGGTTCCGGGGGCGACAGGATTACGACGTGGGCGGCATTTACGGAGCCGTGACCGAACCGCCAGCCGGACCAGAACACACGCTGGCCGACGTCGACGCAAACTACGTTTATGGCGAGCGGCCCCCCACGCTGACCGACGCCTGGGCGCTTGGCGTGGGCGGCCCGGCTCGCACCGAAAAGACGTTCATGGGCGACGAGGAATCTCCGCCCGCCGTGGAGCAGGCCGCGCAGGCCGCGCAGCGCGAGGAACAAGCGACCGTCGGGACGGCTGAACTGCCGAACCCGGCTCCGCTCGCGCGCGACGCGCACGTCGAGGCGTTCCGCGAATATGAGGCGTTGACCGCGCAGCGCGACGCGCTCGTGAAGGCCGCCGACGAATTGCCGCACGACGGCGCGCTCGACGCGCAAGTTACCGCCGTAGAAGCCAAGATTGCGGACATCGCGCCAGAGATCAGCGCGGCGCACCGGCGCGCGGCGGAGAAGGTCGGCGGGGCGATGGTCGCGCCGGAGGGCGAGGCGGCGGCCGGCGGCGGCGACCTGCAGGCCATCGTTGACGACGCCAAGCGCCAGTTCATCAGCGCCGGACGCCCGCCGGATGAAGCCGAGGCGCTGGGGCACATCGTGGCGTCGCGCATGGCCGCGCGCTCGGAGGCGTTCGAGGGCAAGATCGGAACGCCGGAGGAAATCTATCGCCGCGAGGGCGCGGATATCAGAGGCGAGGACGGCAAGGTGCGCCGCGTGGGCGGAAAGCGCGCCAAGACCGGGCCGGAAGTGGTCGCGTCGGTCGAGCTGCCGCCTGAGTTGCCCGTCGTGCCGGCGGAGGCCGAGGCGGAGGCGCAACGGCGCGCGGCATCCCCGGAGCCGGACGTCGATGCGATCGCAAAGGAGCAGATCGCGGAAGCGCCGGAGCCGGAACCCGAGCCCGAGCCGGTTCAGACCTTGGAAAGCTCGGAAGTGGGACAGCCCATCCGCGAGGCAAGCTCCGAGGAGACCGGCGGCGCGAACATGAACTCGGAAGGGAAGCAGCCGCCTTCCTCCCAGCCCGAGCCTTTGATCCAGGATTCGCAGCGCGCGGAGCCGTCGGAAAGCTCGACCATGCGGCAGATGCCGCCGTCGATCTTCGAGGGGCCAGAGATTACGCGCTTCACCGATTTTTCGTTGGGGGACATCGACCAAGCCTCCGGTAAGAAGATAATTCAAGGATCAAGCGACTACAAGGCGCTGCTGGCCGCCGCCGAGGAAAACAAGCCGAAGCTTCTCGACAGGCTTAACGAGCTAGTCAAGGGCGTCGACGGCGCGCGCGTGTATGGGGCGCGGGCAAAGGACTTGCCGGGCCTCGAACTCAAATTGTCGGCGAAGAGGCGGAACCCGAACACGATATCCGACTATCTCGGCGCGCGTATCGTTGTCGACCACGTTCAAAACCTAGACGCCATTCTCGACAAAATCAAGGCAACGGGCGCAATAATCGAGGCCGAGGACTTTATTCGTCCGGGCAAGGAAGGTTATCGCGCCATCCACTTGCAAATAGGCCTTGGCGACGGCATGTCGGCGGAGTTGCAGCTTGTCCCTGAGCCCGTGATGCGGGTTATGGACGAGGCGCACGAGATGCGACAGCCGGTGAAGCGGCTGAAAGAATCGGTCGACCCGGCTGATACCGCGATCTACCGCGACGTGATGGATCGGGCGCTCAAGTTGTTCGATGACGCCTGGGCGAGCGCGCCGGAATGGAGTGTCGATTATGGACGCGATGGAGAGACGGTTCGCGGCGGAGCACGAGAGCTTCCTGAAAGCGAATCACCCACGCCTGCACCGGAGCCTAAGCCAATCCGGCAAACTCCAAGCACGACTGACCTCGGTGGGGGAGTCGGCGGCGGAGACGATGAACCACGAAATGTTCAAGAAGCTCGACGAGACGAGGGACTTGGACCAGTTGGCGAGGGAGAAAGTGTTAGCGGGCCACCAAGAAGCTCTGACGGAACTGATCAGGCACGACCTGATCCATCAACCGACGCCGCAGCCGCAGGACGAGTAGAAGCGCGCCAAAAGATCGCGGAGCGGTCGCGCGCGAACTATCGCATCACCGACGCCGACGCCATCGGCGAGGGCGGCCCGAAGGCGAAGATTCGGGCGAACATCGACGCGATCAAGACGCTCAAGCTGATCGAGGACGAGGCGCGCGAGGCGACGCAAGAGGAAAAGGCGAAGCTGGTCAAATACACCGGCTGGGGCGCGTTCTCTGAAAAGATGTTCAATGCCGACCGGCAGGATGAGTTCAAGGCGGAGCGCAAGGCGTTTCGCGCTCTCGTCACCAACGAGGAATACGCCGCCGCGCGCGCTTCGACGAAGAACGCGCACTATACGTCGCCGGAAGTCGTCAAGGGCATGTGGGATGCGCTGACGGCGCTCGGCTACAAGGGCGGCGAGGCCATCGAGCCGTCGGCCGGCATCGGCCATTTCATCGGTCTCATTCCCGATAGCGTCGCGCCGCGCACGTCATGGACCGCTGTTGAACTTGACCCGCTGTCCGCCCGCATCACCAAGGCGCTATACGGCGGCGCGGAGGTCAACAATCAGGGCTTCGAGACGCTCAAGCGCCCGTCGAACTATTACGATCTCGCGATCTCCAACGTGCCGTTCGGCAGCTATTCGCTGACGGAGAAGCCGCACGGCACTCACCTGATCCACGATTTCTTTTTTGTGAAGTCGCTCGACAAGGTTCGCCCTGGCGGCGTGGTGGCGTTCATCACGTCCAAGGGGACGATGGACAAGGCCAATTCGGACGTGCGCGCGCGGCTGGCGAAAGACGCCGATCTTGTGGGCGCGATCCGCTTGCCAGGCGGCAAGGAGGGCGCATTCGCCGGCAACGCTGGAACAGAAGTCACGACCGACATTATCTTCCTGCGCAAGAAGATTCCGGGCGAGGCTCCGTTCGCGAGCGCGGACTGGATGGACACGAAGGAAATCCAGACGCCGGAAGGCCCGACGCACATCAACGAGTATTTCGCCGACCGCCCCGACATGATGCTCGGCGAAATGCGGCTGAAAGGCTCGATGTATGGAGCGAACGAGCCCGTGCTGATGGGCGAGCCGGACGATTTGCGCGCCAAGATCGGCGAGGCGGCGGGAAAAATGCCGCCCGGCGCTTTCACCAAGCGCGCCACGCCGCCGCCGCCGACCATCAATCGCGACGACATGGGAATGGACGTCAAAGAAGGCGGATACGCTCTCAAAGACGGCCAGATTTACCGGCGCGTTCAGGGCATTGGCGAGCCGCAGAAAATGTCGCCGGAGACCGTTGCGCGCGTGTCGAAGCTGATCGGCATACGCGACATCTACAACGATCTGCTCAAGGCGCAACTCGGCAAGGGCGGCGACGCCGAGAAGCTGCGCGAGGCGCTGCGCGACGCCTACGACGAGTTCGTGGCGAAACACGGCCCGATCCGCAAAGAGGTTAAGATCGTCTCGAAGAAGCTGGACGCTGACGGCAACCCGCAGGTTCGCATCAAGCATCCGAACTTCGAGGAATTCCGCGACGACCCCGACGTCTACAAGGTTGCGTCCATTGAGAATTACGATCCTGAGAAGGATACGGCGACGCGCGCCGCGATCCAGACCAAGGACGTCATCGCCGCGCCGGTGGACCGCAAGATCAACAGTTCCGCCGACGCGCTGGCGTCCGTGCTTGACACCCAAGGCAAGGTCGATCTGCAAGAGATCGGTAAGCTTATGGGAGCGAAGGACGAGGACGAGGTTGTCGCGCGCTTGGGCGACCTGATCTACCAGAACCCGAACGGGCGCGAATGGGAATCCGCCGATCAATACCTGTCGGGAACCGTCATCAAGAAGTTGGAAGATGCGCGCGCCATCGCCGCGACCGATCCGACCTATGCGCGCAACGTCGCGGCGCTCGAAAAGGTGCAGCCGCCCCTGCTGACAGCCGTAGACATCACGGCGCAGTTGGGCGCACCGTGGATACCCGCGCAGGTCCACGCCGACTTCCTCAAGGAATTGGGCGCGGTCAATCCGAAGGTCGAATTGCTGCCGGTCAACAAGGAATGGCGCGTCGAGGCTGACCGCTTCAAGCCATCGGCAGAGACGAAATGGGGCGTCGGTCGATCTGACGTCACTCTCAAGTCGATCATGAAGGCGGCGTTCAACAACAATCAGATCACGGTCTATGACCAGATCGACCGCGACACGCGCGTTGTGAACCAAGCCAAGACAGAAGAAGTCGCGGCGAAGATCGAGGAAATCCGCTCGATGTTCTCCGGCGACCCTGACAAGGGCGTGGAGCCTTGGGCGTTCGCGGACCAGCAGCGCGGCGAATTGCTTGAGGGCGTCTACAATCGGACCATGAACGATCTGGTGCAATGGAAGGCCGACGGCTCGCACCTGACGCTACCGGGCCTCAATCCGATGTTCACCGACCGCGCGCACCGAAAGAACGCGGTCTGGCGCATCTTGCAGAAGGGCAACACGCTGCTCGCGCACGCGGTCGGGAGCGGTAAGACCGTAACGATGATAGCGGCGGCGATGGAGCAAAAGCGGCTGGGACTTATTCAAAAGCCTTGCGTGGCCGTCCCGAACCACATGCTCGACCAATTCTCGACCGAGTTCATTCAGGCCTATCCTGACGCCAACATCCTAGTGGCGAACAAGGACGAGATGTCGCCCGACGCGCGCCGCGCGTTTGTAGCCAAAACCGCCTCGAACGATTGGGACGCCGTGATCTTCACGCACAGCGCGTTCGGACGCATCGGCGTATCGAGCGAAACGCAAGGCCAATTCATCCAAGACCAGCTTGCGGAATATCGCGAAGCGCTTAAAGCGCAGCAGGCGGCGGATCGTGCGGCGGGGGAAACAAAGAAGTCGCGCACCGTCAAGCAGCTTGAAAGCGCGATGGAGAAGATGAACGCCCGACTGCAAAAACTGTTGAACGACGAAGTGAAGGACGAGGGAACGACATTCGAGGAATCGGGCATTGACCAAGTGATCGTCGATGAGGCGCACCTGTTCAAAAACCTTGCCTTCCCGACGCGCTACTCGAACATTCGCGGGCTTTCCTCCGCCGCCTCGCAGCGGTCGGAGGACTTGTTTATGAAGATTCGCTACCTCGAGCAGCGCAAGCCTGGGCGCTCGGCGATCTTCGCGACCGGCACGCCGATGTCGAACAGCATGGCCGAGCTTTGGACCATGATGCGCTATCTGCAACTCGACAAGCTCAAAGAGCGCGGGTTGGATAAGTTCGACGCTTGGGGCAACACCTTCGGCAAGGTGGTGACGCAGCCCGAGATGGCTCCCGACGGGAGGTCGATCAAAGACGTCACGTCGTTCTCGAAGTTCGTCAACATTCCCGAGTTGATCTCGCTCTATTCCGAGATCGCCGACTCGCAATCGGCCGAGCAGTTGAACCTGCCACGCCCGGCGTTGATGACGCGCGACGGCAAGCCGGGGATCGAAGTTCACACCGCGCAGCTTTCCGAGCACGAGGAAGCCGCCGTGCGGCGCATCGTGGAGCGCCTCGCCGAGATCAAGGGCCTGCGGCGCGAGAAGGGCGAGGACAACACGCTGTCGCTCATGGGGGCCGGGAACAAGGCCGCGCTCGACGGGCGCTTGCTGCGCGACGGCGACATCATGGGCTTTGCGGTGCCGAAGCCGATGGAGTTCAACCCGAACGGCAAAATCGCGCTCGCGGTCAAGAACATCAAAGACATATACGACCGCTACAAGGACGATCCGAACGCGCGCTCGCAGATGGTGTTCATGGATCGCGGCACGCCCAAGGCCAGGGTCGCCGAGAGCGATGAAGGCTACGCCGCGACTTGGGACGCCGTGACCGGCGACGAGCGCATGGATTGGGCGCGCGCGGCGGGATCGACGAAGAACATTGAGGACCGCGACTGGCAGCGTTCGTGGGGCGATCTGACCAAGGCCGAGCAGAAGGCGCTGCGCACCGTGGTCCCGAAGGACGAGAGCGCGGCCGGGAAGCCGCCACCGATCAATCTTTACGAGGACATGCGCCAGCGGCTTGTGGCCGAAGGTATCCCGCGCAAGGAGATCGAGTTCATCCACGACGCCGACAGCGATGAGAAGAAGCGCGCCCTATTCGCGCGCATGAATGACGGCGTGACGCGCGTGCTGATCGGCTCGACGGAAAAGATGGGCGTCGGCACCAACGCGCAGAAGCGCCTGATCGCCATGCACCACATGGACCCGACACATAAGCCGGCGGAGATCGAACAGCGCGATGGGCGCATTTTGCGCCAAGGCAACCTCAACAAAGAGGTCCATATCCTGCGCTACATCACCGAACGGTCGCTGGACGCGACGCGCTGGCAGCTTTTAGAGCGCAAGGCGAAGTTCATCGGGCAGGTCAACAGCGGATCGAAGGGCGTCCGCGTCGCCGAGGACATCGACAACCCGTTGCCCGAGGCCGAGATGCTCAAGGCGGCGGCCTCCGGCGACCCGCGCATCATGCAGCACGCCGAACTGACGCGGCAGGTGCGGCAACTGACGGCGCAAAAGCGCGGTTTCGACCAGACCAAGCAGCGTGCGACGTGGCAGGTGAAGGGCCTGCAATCTCACATTGAAGAATTGAAGCGGAACCTTGCGCCTGCGAAAGAGGATTCCGAGCGCGTGCAGGACATTCGCGGCGACAAGTTCAAGATCACGTTGAGCGACGGGACCACGCTCACGGACCGGAAAGCAGCCGGCGAGAAGGTGCGTGACGGCGTGCTGCGGATTGCTCCGCAATTGAGCCATAGCGCCCGCGCACTTAACTTCGGCGAGATTGGCGGCTTCCCGGCCAGCATCGAATTGAGGCGCAGCTATTCCTACGGCGGCGCGTCGCAAGAGGAAAACATCATCACCGTCGGCAAGCTACAGCTTGAGGGAAATAGCCTTTACGCCAGCCCGAACGAGTTCATCATCAACAGCGAGACTGATCCGGTCGGCCTGATGGCGAAGTTCACCGGGTTGCTCGCGGAGATCAAGGCGCAGGCGGATCGCGTCGAGGCGCAGATCGCGGGGAACCAGAAAGAATACGACACGCTGTCGAAGGCAGCGGCGGCGACATGGCCGCGCCAAGCGGAATACGCCGAAGCGGCTGCGAAGCTGGCCGCGCTGACGGAGGACTTGAAGCCGAAAGACCCGTCAAAGGCTCCGCAGGCCATTGAAGCCGAGAAGCCAGATGAGGACGAGCGCAAGCTTGAGCAGAGCCAGTTCGGCCGCATCCTCTTGCGGCTCGGCCAGCGGTCGATCATCACGTTGATGAAAATTGCCAACGCGACGACGGCGATCCACGAACTCGGCCACGATTTCTTCGAGATGCTCAAGCGCGACGCCGCACATCCTGAAGCGCCGCAACGGATGCGCGATATGTGGGAGGTTGCCAAGCGCGAAACAGGCGTTGGCGCGGACAACGTGATCTCGACCAAGGCGCACGAGAAGTTCGCCAACGGCTACATGCGCTGGCTTTACGAGGGAACCGCGCCGACGCGCGCGCTCGACGGCGTGTTCAAGATGTTCCGCGACTGGATGCTCCCTCTCTACGATCGGGTGGAGGGCCTGAACGTAGAAATCAGTCCGGCGCTACGCAGCGTGTTCGAATACATGCACGAGACGAAAGATCGCGCTACGGTGATCGCGCCGCACGCGGAACCGGGGCGCGGCCTCGACGACCTCCACGCGGAAGCCGCCGAGCAGACGCCGCACGAACACGCGAGCGGCGCGGCCGACCGGGTCGAGGCCGAGCGGCCGCATTTTGACGACGCTCAACCGCCGACGGAGATCGCCGATGAAATCGCCCAAGCCGTCCAAGAAGTCGAAGCCGCAGCAGCAGGACCAGGAGGCGACGCCGCAGGAGAAGTTGGACGCGGCGACGTCGGATTACCAGAAATGGTCGGCGGTGGCGGCCAAGCCGGGGCTCAGTCCGGCGGCGGCGTCATGGGCGGCGCAGGCGGCCAGGAGCGCGCAGGCGGAAATGCAGCTCCGGCAGAAGTCGGCAAGCCCACCGCCGGAGGCTCCGCCAGCGGACGACCCGAATCTAGCGACCCTCTTAGGGATGCCCCCCTCGCCCCCCGGCCCGTCAGGCTCATCGGGGACGGAGAATCCCCCTACGTAGACAAGGCGGGCAATTTCAAGCGCGCCAACATCAACGTCGCCGACGACGTGTGGGCGGCGATCAAGGCGCGCTCCGAGGCGAATGGCGACTTCATCGGCGACCGCCGCGCGCCGACGACGTGGGCGCAAACGCAGGAACTAGCCGCGGCGATGGGTAAGTTTGGCGCGGCCGATTTGGTCGATGGCTGGGTGCGCGGGCGAGCGATGAACGCCGAGCAGATCGTGGCGCTCAAGGAGCTATTGACCGACCAAGCCAACGAGGTAGGGCGCATCTCGCGGCTCAAGGATGAGTCGCCGGAAGGCGTGCTGGCGTTCGCGACCGAACAGGCCCGGCTCGACATGGTGCTTAAGTCGATCATGGGCGCGACGGCGGAGGCGGGCCGCGCGCTCAACATCTTCCGCATGATGCAGGGCGATATCGACAAGGTGATGCTCGCGGCGACCGGCCGCACGCTCTACCAAAAGACGCAGGAGATGAAGCTGTTGGCGGCCTACGAGACGCCGGAAGCCATCGCCTATCTGACCGACGCGACCGCGAAGCATTCGTTCGGTCGCATGTTGCTGGAATACTGGATCAACGGGCTGATCTCCGGCCCGGCGACGCATACAACCTACGTGATCGGCAACATGATCCTGTCGATGCAGAAGGGCTTGCTCGAAACCACCACAGCCGCCGCGCTGGGCGCGCTGCGCGGCCCAATGGGTCGCGACACTTCGAACGTAGTCCGCTTCGGCGAGGTGGCGGCCAGACTACGCGGCGCGGCGTCTGGCTATATCCCGGCGGTCACAGCGGCGGCCGACGCTTTCCGCACCGGCCTGACCGGGCGGCTTCCCGGCCAAGACAAGGTGCGTGCCCTCCCCTATCAGCCGGAGCAGGCGCTCCCGCTGGCCGGCAAGATGCTGAACGAGGGCGCGACGCGCGCGGACGCCAAGGCGGCGATCTTCGGCGCGTTTCGTGGAGTGCTCGACGGCGCGCTCGCCATAGGCAAGGTGCTTGAGGCGACGCCGGCCGGCGAGCGCACCGCCGCGCCGATGTATTCGCCGATGGGCGCTATCTTCGACGTCCGGGTTCGAGGGGGCGTGATCCCGATCGGGCAGCTTGCGCGCGCGCCGAGCCGCGCCATCGCATCTATCCACACCTTTTTTCGAGCCATGAATTACAGCATCGAGAAATCGGCGCTGATCTACCGGCAGGCCGAAGGCGACGCGGCGAAGATCGCGCAATTGCGATTGAACACGCCCGATGACATCATGTCGGCCTCGACGAAGGGGGCGACGGACCTCACGCTCATGGGGCCTGCCGGCAAGTTCGTCGAGCACCTATCGAAACTGACCAATTGGGCTCCGAATCTGCCCGGCCTCGGCGAGACGCCGATCCTCAAGTTTATCGACCCGTTCGTCCACATCGCGGCGAATATCATCGACCAGTCCATCGTGCAGCGGACGCCCGCCGGCCTGCTGTCGTCGGAAATCCGCGCGGACCTGATGGGCCGCAACGGCGTCGCCGCGCAGGACATGGCGCAGGCCCGCATGATCGTCGGCACGGCGCTGTCGATTGGCTTCGGCTCGCTCGCCGCCAGTGGCTACGTGAGCGGCTCTGGCCCGATGGATCGCAACAAGGCCGCGATGTGGCGCATGGCCGGAAACCAGCCGCATTCCGTTCGGATCGGAGACACTTGGTATGCGATGAACCGGCTCGGGCCGCTCGGGATGCTGCTCGGCATGTCAGCCGATCTGTACGACGTGGCGCACACGGCGTCGACCGGCGACATGCTGCAGGCCGCCGCGCTGATGCAGCACGCGGTCACGCAAAACGTGCTGGACGAGTCGTTCATGCGCGGGCCGGCCGAACTGATCCAGGCCGTTGAAGACCCAGGCCGCTATGGCGAGCGTTATATCCAGAATTTCGCATCGTCTTTCGTGCCGTATAGCGTCGGCATGGCGCAGATGGCGCGCGCAAGCGACCCATACTCTCGGCAGGCCCGCACGGTCATGGACTCGATCCGCGCCAAAACTCCCGGCATGTCGGAAGAACTGTTTCCGCGTCTCGACATTTGGGGCCAGCCGATTCCGTCGCGCGATGCGCTGATCGCCGCCGGGGCCACCGCGATTTACGAACAGCGGATGAGCCAAGACCCGGTGAACATATCGCTCGCGCAACTTGGGATCGGGATAGCCCCCGTTGATCGAACCATCCGAAATGTGCAATTGACAGACCAGCAGTATGATGACTTCGCGCGCATCGCCGGCCGGATGGCGAAACAGCGCCTCGACGTGTTCGTGCGTTCACCGGATTGGCGTCAATGGCCCGTTGGCGTCCGCGTCGATGCGGTCAAGGCCATCGTCGAACACAGCCGCGAGGCGGCGCGCGGGGTGCTTTTCATGAAATATCCACAGATCATGGCCGACGCGACGCGGCAAAAAATGGCGAAGCTCGGGGTCGGCCAATGACCGACGCGCCCGCCAGCCCGGCCCATCAAGCCGTCCGACCGCCGCCCAAGCCGCGCAAGCCCCAGCGCGTCGAGTTCAAAGGCAAGCCCATTGGGCACGAGTCAGGTCGCGCGCAACATTCCCTCAGGTCTCACGAGAAACCTAAATGAATAACAGGTTGGCCCGCCGCGCGCCTTGGAAGTCAGCCATTTCGATGGCGCTGGCCCTGCTGGCTCCGTCTTTGGCGTTTGCCCAATCTACTATCCTACAAGCCGGTCCGATAACGTCCGGTCACGTAATGCAATATGTCGGCGATGGATTTTCGCAACCTATCGTAATGGATGCAGGCGGCGCGGGCGGCGGCGGATTGGGCGCCAATACTGCCGAATTGGGGATTACCTCGCGCGCGGGTCACGGCGCATACACGCCTCCATACGCCAGCAATGGCAATGGCCCACTCGGCGAACATTTCTGCATGTTCGATGGACCGACGGATAACCCGACAGGCTATCACTATCTCTGTCTCGACCCGAATGCGCAGGGCGGCGGCCTTCTGGATTTTGGAGCGGCGGCCGGAGCCTTGCAATTACCTTTAGCCTTTATTTACAACGGGACGACATACAATTTCCCGTTTGCAGCCGGAGGGATTGTCGGACCGGGCACGACTACGGCGGGCGACATCGCTATATGGAATAACACGACAGGGACGCTGCTCAAAGATGTTGCTGTTTTGCCCACTATCAACGGCGGTACAGGCACGGCAAACCCCGCTGGCATCCCAGAGTTCAACGGGGTTTCCGCGCCGACGTTTATTAATCCTGGAAGTGGCGTCGCGACGGCGATTGGCGTCAACACGAACGCCTCGGGAGGAATGACGCTGGTCAACGGCTCGCCTACTATTGGCGATTGCCTGCGATGGTCCTCAACGGGCGTGCAGGACGCGGGTGGCGCGTGCTCTGGTGGGGGAGGCATGATATACCCAGGCGCAGGCGTGGCGGTTAGCACCGGGTCGGCGTGGGGAACATCGATAAATCTCGGGACAGGCGTATCCCCGGCTCTCGGCGTCAACACGAACGCCTCGACGGGTATCGTGCTCGCTAACAATTCCCCAACGCTTGTGCCGGGGCACTGCCTGCAATGGTCCTCAACGGGCGTGCAGGATGCGGGGGGAGCCTGCACGACGGGCGGCGGCGGCGGCACGGTGAGCTCGGGATCGACCAACAACCTCGCCTACTATAGCACGGCGGGGACTACCGTTACCGGGCTGGCGACGGCGAACAACGGCGTTCTAGTCACGTCCTCTGGCGGCGCGCCGTCGATCTCCACGACACTGCCGAGCGGTTTGACCGCCCCTAGCTTCACCGTCACCACGACGTTTACAGCGACGGGGCTCGTCACCAACGCGGATTTGGTCTACTCGTCTACAACGGTAAACGGGCAAAGCTGCACGTTGGGATCGACGTGTACAGTGGCGGCCGCCGCCGGGACGCTGACGGGCGCAACGCTGGCGAGCGGCGTCACGGGGTCGAGCTTGACCTCGGCGGCGGGCGGGGCGTTCGGAACCGGGGCCTATGCGACAGCCTATGTTCTCCCCACGGCGACGAACTCGGTGCTCGGTGGCGTCAAGCCGGACGGCACGACGCTCGCCAACACGTCCGGGGCGATCAACGTCAACCTCAGTCACGCCAATACATGGTTGGCGACGCAGACATTTCCGTCAGCGTCGATCACGCTTGCGGAATTAGCCACGCAGACGGCGAATACAGTCCTCGCCAACGCCACGGCAGGGGCCGCGTCGCCAACCGCGGTCAGTATGCCCTCGTGCTCGGCGGGATCGAGCGCCCTAACGTGGACGACCTCGACGGGGTTCGGATGCAACACGATCACGAGCGGCGGGTTGACTAACGTTTACGACGCTTCGTCATGCGCTGTCAGCACAACTACGAGCAGCGGCGACGAGGCGAGTTGTGTGCAGGGATTTATAAACACCGCTAACACGGCAGGCGGCGGCGTAGTCTGGATGGGTGTGGGCTACATCAATCTCAAATCCCAAGTAACAGTGAAATCCGGCGTTACGCTACAGTGCGCCAACAACGGCAGCGTTTTTGACTCAAACACGATGGCGTATGGCGGCAAAGGTTCCGTGTTCGCGGTATTGTGGGGCTCTGGATCAGTTGCTTACACGAACGCAGCAATTCTTTTGGACTATGATTCTGGGGTGAGAAACTGCGGGTTTTGGTACCCCAGCCAGAGCGCCGCATCGGCATCGCCGACCGTATATGGGCCGACGATTGCATTGTTTACTTCGAACGGAACAATCGGAAACGTAAACCAAACAATCGCGGATAATTTCTTCGCAAATTCCTATGAGTCGATGGGGCTAGCAGGGTCGTATGCTAGTTCTGGCGTCGGGCGACTTCATGTGCAGCGAAACAACGGTTCGTGCATCTACGCCTGCTACTACATCAACTTTATCGTTGACTGGACCACTATTGACCACAACCACTGGAACTCAGGGGCGTTGTGGAATGCTGATTCGTCGCCGTCGAGCCATCTGCGCGGATGGGTGGCTCTAAACGGGTTTGTTGCGTATGTACAGCATAGCGACTGGCTACTGTTCGATAACGAGCAGGCGTGGGGCTACAACCAAGGTATAGGAGAGGACTTCGCCACGGCCTGTTGTGGATCTTTTACCGACAACGGCCCTGTAACACTAGCCAATTCTCAATTCGATGGTGTCGATACGGCAATGATAGTGAATACGGGGACCGCACAAGATAACCGAATGAGCAATAATACGCTGACCGACTTCATCGTTACAGGCTCGGTTGGCGGATATGCGTATGCTACCACCAGCGGCGCGACAACGACAACCGTGACGATGATCGGGAATCATCAGTTTGGGCCAGCCGGAGGGTTCTATACCAACCTCGGGACGACTACCCGAGCAGTTATTCAGGGAAACACATCCGACGTGACGGGCGGTTCGGCGAGCGGCGTGGCGCTCGGAGCCGGGACTTCCGCGATTGTCATTGGAAATGATATGCACGGATATACGAACGCGGTTAATGTCGGGACGGTGACGAACGTCGTCAACCAGTATAATGTCGTGTACTAAACGCACCTGAGAGAACAGCAATGAAACTCACCCTATTAAAAAACGCCATATTTGCAGGATCTATGGCCTATTCCGCCGCCGCCGGGGCGCAACAGGCTACGCCAACTCCGCCGCCTACGGTTCTTTCGACGCTCGACCGGGATTGGCAGGCGTTCAACACTCAGCAGCAACATGTATTTGACGATATCATTGCCTTGGCGAAAGAGAACGCCGCGCTCAAGGCGGAGAACGACAAGCTGAAAGCGGATGCGGTGAAAGCCAATGCGCCGACGTCTCCAAGCAAGTGACCCTACGATGTCGTGGCGGCGATACACCGCCGCCGCGATCCTCGGAGCGTGGGCGTTCGCCGTCATCCTCTGTTTCGTCTAGTAGGAGATACGCATGAAATCTTTAGCGAAGCTGGTCCTCGCGGCGATTCTGTTCGCGATCTTCGCTGGACGTACGGACGCACAAATCGCGAGCGGCGGTGGAGGCTCTGGCCCTGCGGGTGGGGGCTACACGTCGGCCAGCCTCAACGCCGGTCCGATCTCCGCGAATCCGACCGTAACGAACAGCGCCTATACGGCTAATATGGCGGTCGGCGGCGTGCAGACAGTATCTATTTTCCGCACCCCCGTACAGCCGAGCGGGATTTTGAATTATATCGGCATCGCCTCCAAGGGGGGTCTGACGGCCACCGAGGCGATCTATGTATTCAACAAGTCGCCAGCTTCGACATGCACCGACCACGTAACTTTTGTGCTCAGTTCGGCCGATCTCCCCAACCTCCTGCCGGGTTTCCCGATCACGCTGACGCCATCCGCGACGGCGGGAACGACGCAGACGACATCTGGCCAGAGCGTTAACGAATCCGTCAAGAACGCCGACACGACGCCGACGACCAATCTTTACGTTTGTGCGGTCACGACCGGCACGCCGACGCCCGCGAGCACGACAGATCTCGTGTTTACTTACACCATGTTGCAGGACTGAGACGATGCGGGGACTGATCGCTTTTATTGGGGCTATGCTGGTTGCGGCGGGGGCGATTGCTGCGACGCCGGGGCAGGAACTGTTGCTGTTTAGCGGCGGCGTAAAGCCGACCGTATACACAAACTTTCTCGGCGGCGCTCTCGACCCCGCGAACTACACCTACAGCGGCCCGTCGCTGCGGACGATCACCGGCGCGACGGGGGCGATTACGTATGCGCCGAATAATTTGGCGTTGTATAGCAACGCTTTAAGCAACACCCTCGGGTGGCAGGGGCCTAGCGAAATCGTTTCTGCTTCGGCTGTTTCGTCACCAGCGGGCAATCTCTGGCAGGTTACGGGTTATGGTGGCACTGCCCAGATTCAAGCAGTCAACCCAATTAGCGTTCAAAGCGGGAATTATATTCTTTCCACGTACATGTCCGCCGGCACTTCCGCTTCAACCACACTTATCGCGTTCACGGACGGGGCAGATTATGCATTGGTGACTTTCAACGCCACGACTGGCGGGGCGTCTGCACCGGCTGCAATAGGTGGGTATTCCAACTTAACATATGGTTCGATCTCGTTGGGCGGGGGCTTGTTTAAGATCTATATTGCATTCAAAACGACGGTCACACAAATTTATCCATGGCTGCGACCAGATGGAGTAGCCAACTCGACGATGTATGTGGGCGGCGTCACCCTTTCCGCCGTCACCTACGAAACAGCCCCCCGCGCTCAAGATCAGGTCGCTACGACCAGCGCATCCTTTTTCGGACCTGCTTTCGACTACAGCCCCACCACGCTCGCGCCGCTAGGGCTGCGGATCGAAGAGAGTAGGACGAACCTGTTCCTCAACAGCAACGCCCCCGCCACGCAGACGATCACTGTCGCCAGCGGTTCGGCCTACTCGGTCAGTTTCTACGGCACGGGCGTCCTTACGCTGTCCGGTGCGCTGACGCAGGTTATGACCGGCAGCGCCTATCCAACACGCACGACTTACACCGGAACGACCTCGACGACCTCGCTCGTTGTGACCGTCACGTCCCTCGGCACGATGACATATCCGCAAGTCGAATTGGGCGCGTTTGCTACGAGCGCGATCCCAACCGCCGCAAGCGCCGTCACCCGCGCGGCGGACGTGGTGCAGATCATTGGGCCGGCGTTGGTGGCGTTGCAGGGGGCGGGCGGGGCGCTCGTCATCAATACGCCTGACGGTATTGCTTCGACTGCCTCCACGCTTGTAAGTGCGAACGGCGCTGTTATGCTCGGAAAGACAGCGGGAAACAACGCTACGACCGCGCTTGCTTCGGTTCTCAGTTCCAGCAATACGGCCACATGGACCGGGGCGAACGATACGGGGCTATCGTGGAAAGCATCGGCAGGCATCATTGATCTGAACGGCACAAAAACTACGGATACAAATACCCGCACGCCGACATCGCCTTTCTATCTCGGATCAACTAGCGGGTCATCGGCTTTCTGGGATGCGCATATTAAATCTATTTCTTACTATAGTCTCTTTGTCATGAGCCCACAATAATGACCGACTTCCTCATCGACTCTACCGACCTCCCCACGCTGATCGCCGCCGCCACGACAATGGGCTTCTACCGTGCGGCCAGCGGCCAGGTGCAGGCAGGCTTTGTCAGTCAGGGGCTCATTCCCGGCGACCCAAATCCGATGGCGAGCTATTTCCTCAACGTCGTGGGCGTGCATCAAGAACCAACTGGCGCAACGACAACTGACGCCAATGGCGACACCATCCCAACCATGGCGGCGGTTCCTGGTTTCTGGACCCGGTTGCGGATCAACGGGCTCAACCCTGTGGCGCGCGGGCTGATGACCATCCCCGCAACCCTGACCATCTACACGCTGGTCACTCTCGCTGACGGCTCCGCGTCCTATTGGAGCACGGACGCGGGCGTAACTCATGCGCCGACCTATCTCTCCAACATAGGAAATATTGCGTGAATTGGCTCAACGCCCTCGTCTGGCCTATCGTCGTCGCGTTTTGCGCGCTGTTTTGGCTCGGCGTCGCGTCGGCCTTCGCCCAGGTGGACCCCGGCGGCTATCTCATAGACTACGATCACTTCTGGATATTTAATGAACGCGTGGCAATCTCGGGGCTCTGCGAATCCGCCTGCACGATGAAGCTCGGGTCAACGCATGTATGCATCTACCCTGACGCCACGCTCGCCTTCCACGCGGGTGTTCAACGCCCGGGTGGCCCTCCCTACCGGCCAGCATCAAACTGGGTGCTGGCGACATACCTCTGGCCGCATCCGGGCATAGGCCGATGGGTCCGCGCGCATCACGCGTTAGATCAATTGACATTCACCTATATGACCGGCCGTGAAGCTATAGCTCTCGGCGTCCCTAGCTGCATCTGACCTGAAAGGACTGCACATGCCCAGTCTCGTCTTTCTCGCCGCGCTCGCTTGCGTGTTCGCCGGGTTCTCCTCTGTCGAGAATGCGCGAGCGGCCGATGCGCCGCCCCGATGTCAGATGCTTGACGTCGACCATTTACAGGCGTCGATTGCGGACGGCTCGGCGGAATGGCTGACGCCCGAGCAATTCCAATTCGCACGGGCGCTATATATGCTTTCGCCGCCTGTTTCACAGGATGTTCCCTACGGCGACAAAGCGGCCCTCGTCAAACACGTCGGCGACCCGGACCTCGTTGGCGCAGTCGTCTTTGTCGACGGTGTAATGACGTGCGAGCGGCTCGGCGTCGTACCCGGCGTCAAGGCCATTTTCGACGACATCAAAGCGGGGAAGTTCCGCCGCCTGAGCGACCCATCGTGATGTATGTGAAAGGATTCCGCAAATGAGCGCCGCCAATTTTCTCGCCTGCTTCGCCGAAACCGAAAGTTTCGAGGGAGGCTATGTCGACAACCCGCACGACCCCGGCGGCGCGACGCTCAAGGGAGTCACCCAGGCCGTCTATTCAGCGTGGCTCATCCACCACGGCCGCCCCGACGCTGCGGTGCGTGACGCCTCCGACGCCGATATCCAGGCGATCTACCGCGCCCAATTCTGGGACGCGGTGCGCGGCGATGATCTCTACGCCGGGCTCGATCTCGTGATGGTTGATTTCGGCTGGGGCTCCGGGCCAGTGACGGCGATCAAATATTTGCAGCGTCAACTCGGCGTCGCCGACGATGGACAGTTCGGCGTGATGACGCTGGCGGCTCTAAAGCCTTTCGCGAACTCGCCTAATCTCATCAACAGCCTATGCGCCGCGCGGCTGTCGTTTTTTCAGCGGCTCACGACGTGGAGGTATTTCGGGACCGGCTGGACAAACCGGCTCAATGGCATCCACGCAAAGTCGCTCGCGATGAACGCGGCGGCTAGATCCGCGACATGAAATACGAACACCGCGACGCGCGGGCCTGCCTGACGTTCGTCGAGGCGCGCCGCGGTGGCCCCCGCACTCGACGAACGTCACAAAAGGACATGCCATGAACGTTGACCAAATCACCGGGATTATCAGGGCTATTATCCCTGGTATAGTCGCCGTCGCCACGCACTACGGTTTTGGCACATCGGATCAGGACACCATCATCGCCACGGCCGTGGCGACGGCTGGTGTTGCGGTATGGTCCGCCATCACCAACAAGCCGGGAACCGTCATCCCGAGCAAATAATCACCCTCGAACCCCTTTCGCCCGGTTCCGACATCTCCCGTGGGACGCGACCCACGTTGACGCCGAGCCGGTCGGATTCATCCCTAGAAACCTCACATAAGGAAACCACATAATGTCTTTCAATTGGGCTAACGTCTCCTCCGCGCTGTCCGGCGTCACCTCGACGCTAACCAGTCTCGGCATTACCGGAGCGAGCGCGACCTCGATCATCAACTCGATCGGCAACGCGGCCAACCCTAATCTGTCCGACGAACTCGCGATCTGCAAACAGATTCTGCAATTTTCGACCAATCCGCAAATCCTATCCACGCTCGCGGCCAAATTGGCGACCGAGCAGGGCGAACCTTCCGACGCGGCGGCGCTCGCAATGACACTTATCAATCCCGCGCCGGGAACCAACATCGTGCAGACGGTTCTTGAAATCGAGCAGCTCATCAACTCGGGCGGCTAATGGCGGTCCACCTGCTAGCCGTCGTCGCGGCGTGCGTGGCTATTAACGCCCCGGTCGACGCGCTTGGCGGCCAGCTGCAGGGCTTCCTACCGACCGACGTGGCGGTCGGCGTGATCGACCTGGGATGTATGCTAGCGACCCGGACGTTCACGCCGAGCGCCATCCTCAATGTAATCGGCGACGGCGCGAACGTCGCCGTCGATTTCAAAAAACATCGGGGGCGGTGATGCGGCGACTCTTCCAAGACGCTTTCAACGCATTCGGAATGTTTCTAATATTCTGCACCTGCCTAGGCATCGCGGTCGTCGGATTGACCGGGTGGGCGGCGTTCTGGATAATCGCACATGTGCGCATTCGCCTCGGAGTTGTCTGATGGAATTATTTTGGTGGTTTTGGGTTCTTCTCATCGCCGCGAGCTTCGGCGTATTTGAGGCGTTCGCGATCAAAACGGGACGCGCGACGCTATCGAGGACAGTCTGGGACACGACCAAGGCGTGGCCTCCGCTGCCCTTCATCGCCGGGTTTGTCGCCGGGTTTCTCGCCTGCCATTTCTGGTGGGGTGGTATCGTTTGTTTCGCCACGGCGGGCTAGGATGGACTATCGCAGGGCGAATTAAGAACGAGGATCAACCCGTCATGCCAGGATTCGACGCCGCCGAAACAGCCGCTCTTTCCAAGCTCAAGGAACTGTTGGACGACCAGAGCATTCATATCTTCACGACGGAAGAGGTCGCCACGCTTCGCGAGATGATCACGGCTTGGCGAGGACTTGCCGCGCTAGGGTTCATCGGCCGACTTCTTCGTCCAGGCGTCTGGATAATTGGCATCGTGGTGGCGATCATATTGGCGGCGCGAGGTAAATTCGCTATGCTTTTATCGATGCTATGGGGCACGTAAATGCTCAAAATGGCGATCATTCTGGCGACGCAATGCAGGAGCCCGGACGGATTAGCGGCGACCATCAGCTTTGTTGAGGCTGTGATCGTCGCGTCACTGGTATGCTACGGGGTCTTACGCGCTATGGGGTTCGAGTAGCGCGCCGACGATGGCCTAGCCCATCCGTGTGACGTAGTTTCCTCCGGCCGGGTTATATTCGTCAACGTGAAACTCCCAGCATTCGACGGGTTCGAGCAAATGGGTTAGGCTGGCGATGAAGTCGCGTGAGAGGAAGCAATAGTTATCTGTTTGGTCGGGGTGGGATTCGAACCAATCTTTGAGAAGGGCCTCGGTATCGATCTCGGCCTTGGCGAGGGAAATCTTGAATGGTAGCCTTGGATAGACTGCGCCTATCTCCTTTGCCGCCTTCTCCACCGCAGGGCGGGGATCGGTTATAGGTTCGGCTCCTTGGTGGAGAGAGCGGCTTTGGCGGCGCGAAGATCGCCGACGAGCAGCTTCGGCGCTCGGTTATGGCCCGATCGGAAAGGCATGAACTGTTCATCGTCGCCTTCGTCCTTGCCTATGTCGCATTCCGCCACTTTCGCGAACGGCTCCAACGCCCGCTTCAAAACCTCATTCTCCGCGCGGAGGGCGGCGAGGTCAGATTGAGCGGATAGCAACGCCTCCATCGTGGCTCGCCCGGCATTGCCGCCTAGCGTCATCGCACGCTCTGCGTCATCCCTCTCCGCTACTAGAGCGTCAATAAGGTCGGAGGCCTTGGGGAATCCATATTCGCGGTAGAATTGCGCCTGCGCCTTCACCGCTTCCGTGCTTGTGTCGATGGTCATCCGCGAACCTCCGGGCGCATCCACTTCTCAAAGGAAACATTTTGCACCCACGCTTGCGCTTTGATCGCGGTATTAATCTCGGGCGATACCGGTATGACGAACTCACGACCTGTCCCGCACAAGACTTTCAAGAACCCGCATTCGACCGCGCCGGGTATTTGACCTCGATACAACGTGCCGATCATTGGGTCTCCGTCCGTGTCAACTATTTTCGCGTCAATGCCAGACAGCACGCGATCCCATCCGATGATTTCGCAACCAGCGCGTCGGATCTCGGCGTTGTCTTCCTTGAATATCTCATCGGCGGTCAGATCATTCTTGGCCTCGATCCAATGTTTCGGAACGAGGTTTCCATGCCAAAAATACAATGGTTCACTGTCAAAATCAGCGGCGGGGCCGTCCTCGCAATGTAGACGTCGCGAGCCGTTGACAATTTCGGTTTTAATATCCGGTTTTGCAACCCAATATAGCGTCTTGTCTGTCCAAAATAGAAAAGACGCCCCTGACAAGAAAGCGTCATAGATAGGATCAGACCACGCAATAACGCGATTTTCTTTTATTTGATGAGCCCCGGCGTTTATTTCGCTTATCAACGATAAATCCCAATCCCACCAATATTGACGCGCGATGCACCATTTCGCGAAACGATGTAGGGCGGCACTGGCGTCACGAGCGTCACTGGCG